TGAGTAATCTAATGATAATGAATTGCCTGTTACCTTTATGTTAACTAAACTAGTGTCAGTTAAATCTGATTCAAGATCCTCAATAGATCTAGTTTGGTTGATTCTATAAGGTGAAAGGGCAGTTCTATCTGAAAATGTAGTTGCAGAAAGAGTGTTATTTTTTCTTTCTGCACTGTAAATTGGAGACTGTCTATCACTCAGACTATTAGTGCTAAAATTATCTACAAAAAATCCTGATTTGAATCTATTAAGACCATCAGCATCTTCAATAGTTAAATTTTTAGTATTTAATTCTAACAAACTCAATGAAGTATAATATTCTAAAGTATCAACTCTAGATTCAAGATCTCTCAAATCTGTCATTGTATATCTCTTTCCATCAGTCAAGACAATTTCTATATCTTGATCTATATCATAAACATAGGGCTTAGAATAAATTGTTGCTATATCTAATACTTCTTTGGATATCTTGGGTGCTTTTGGATTTTCACTTGGTTTTCCATACTTAATATCCATCACACCATTCTTATTCAACTTCAGTTTATCAACTCTTCCCAAATAAAAATCATATTGCAATAATGTGTTTTTATTTGGTGCCATTATTTGAGTAGCATTACCTCCAGTGGTATTGAAATCTCTGGAGTAAAACTCAAATGGACTTAATGTAGACAGTGTGTAATTTGTTACTCTAGGTCTAACATCAACTATGTCAGTATTTCTAACTTTATTGAAAATTGGTACTAATTTTCTATCAACTACTCCATCATAACTATTGGCAGTAATTACATCTCCACCATCAGTGGATTCAAAAGAAAAATAATCAAAAATAATTTTTAATCTTCTTGATGGTTCTCTACCTCCAATTCTTACTATTCTAGCAATATCATAATAACCTTTTCTTTGACCATTATCTAATCTAAATCTATCAATTATATTTTTGTCTCCTCTTTCAGAGAAAGAAACTTCTGCAGTGTATCCACTTTCTTGGAATGTTACAATTTCCCCTTCTGCAAATCTGTTTCTGGACTGATATATAATTGAAATTTGTGAAGAAGACTTCTCTTCTGCAACAATAGCAACTGCCTTTGAATCATTTCCTACAACAAGTTCTCCAATAATTAAATCAGAAGTTACTGAATTTAAACTATTTAAATTAGTTAAAGTTAAGTATGGAAGTTGTGGGTCAGAATTTCCTGAAGACTCAAATACACCATGTAATTGAATAGCATCAGGAACATTTAAACTAATTTCCATATCTTCAATTCTAGTTCCATATGGCTTCTGATAAGTCACACTAGAATTCTTTGGAGTGGAATATTTTGTGAATGAAACTATTCCAGAGGAACATCTATTTAACTTCTTAGTTTTAGATGTAATATTTCCTTTAATTTGTGTTGTAATTATTGTAGTCCTTGTGGCATCGTTACTTAACCCAGTAATGGTCAGATTTTTAAATCCATTTGAAAATTCAAATTGAGACTCTGAAAGACTTTGATGAGTTCCATCTTCATTAACTACCAAATAATCCTCTTCATCAAATGGAACATATACATAATCAGCACTAAGAGTTGGTAAAGTAACAGAAGTTCCACTTCTATTCACAAAATATTGTCTCTTAACATATAGATTTGAGTTCTCAGTATCTACATATGCAATATTCTCATCTCTAAGTTGAGAATATAATGTGGAGTTCTTATCTGGATTGACACTAATATTTGGTCTTAATAATTTAATATTTTCTTTAGAATAAGTTGTTCCAATACCACCTATGTTACCATCGCAAACATTATTTACTGTAGAGACTCCAACAACGCTAACCCTAGTTCTTTGGTTATTGAATCCTACAACAGTAGAAAAGACTGGCAGGGTATTATCTGGTGTTGTCAGTTCAATAATATCTCCAACTACTACATCTCCACCCCAAGCAGCACCATCATCGCTTGTTACACTTCCTACCCCAACACCACCTATATCTTGAACTTTAATGGTAAATGGTCCTGATATTTTTTTAGTTCTATTTAATGCAGTATCACATCCAAATCCAACATCAGATGAGTAGATAGATTTAATATCATTAACAGAATAATCTCTTATTGTTAAGATTTGGGGATTAGCAGAAATTCCATCTACAGATAAAGTTTCTCCAATTACAAATTTTCCTGTAACTTGATATAGAGTTACATTAGCACCAGCCTTAATTCTAACGAATCCAGTTGCCCCACTACTCTCACCTCTGACATGAGAACCAACTGACATAGCTCCTATAGAACTTTGTAGGGTTATAGTAGTGTAAGTTTGGATATCAAATAAAGTAATATTAAACTCACTTGACTCATTTTCATATGAATTATTATGAGGTTCAAAATCATAAACTCTTGCATTTCCAATTACAGTTCCTACTCCAACTCCAGCCTCTAATCTTTGGAGATGCAACTGTACTGTGTATGAAGTTGTTAATCCTAATTTTGGAGATCCTGAAACATTATTAACTCTTATTGGGGATCCTCCATAAAATGCACTGGAAGAAAAATTAGTTGTTTTTGTTGTCCTTGGTTTTTCATATTCTAAAACAACATTACCAGTGGATATTTCATACCCCTTCACATAAGCTTTTCCAGGATTGACTTTAATTATAGCTAAATCATCTGAAGGTGTTTCTCCCTTTGGAGTTTTTTGTCCTGGGTAGTAAATTCCATCATTCCCCAAATAATCATTGAGGGATTCTTCTGCAGTAACCTTAAATGGATTTACATAATAATTTCCAGACTCATCATATGTTCTTCTTGCTAAGATATCTACTATGCTGCTGAAAGGATCTGTTCTTCCTAATTCAGTTAATGCCCCATCATTAACTCTGAAGATTTCAATAAAATTGTCATCATTTAAATCATCTAAAGATTTTTTGATTAGATTAATTTCTATTTTTAATCTATCTGCTCCAGGAGCTGCATAGTTAGAAAATCCCTGAGCATTATCATTTAAAGATGAATCTTCATTAGAGTCTACAAGACTCTCAGTTATTTCTAAACCAACTCTATAAGATGGAGTATTTGTATACTGATCTAAAATGATCAATTGGGAATCATAATTAATAAAAAATCCTCTTATGAAATAAACTCCATCCAAAAGTTTTGTAGCAGATCCTGTAAAAGTAGGTTCTCCAGAAACTGGTGAGTATACTTTTGCTACTGGACTTAATCTGGGTAAAACAGTCTCTCCAATTTTGAGAGAACTTGTAATTAAAAGATCCTCTCCAGATTTAAATCTAGAACTTACATTATTTTCATCTTCTGGAAGATCTTTGTCATCTGAAGATGATTTATAATTTATGTATAATGTGGTAGTATTTTTCTCAGAGTCTCCTCTAGATAATACTTTTACTACCTCTGCATGAACACCAGATCTTTTGCCTTTTAACTCAACCCCAACAAGATTATTATAATAATCTTCAACATCTATACCATTATAAGTACTTTCTAATTGAACGCATTCAAAATTAGAGATGTATTTATATCCACCCCCATTTACTGCTATTGTATTGGAATAAACAGTTTTTCCAAAAGTTTCTATTTGGTTCTGTAAAGTAGACTGTAAGTTTGTTAACTCTCTAGTCTGTACTGTAACCCCAGGTTTAAATAAAATCTTATAGTAATCATCATTAGGGTCAAAATCTGCAAAATATGGACTTTTGTTGAGATTAGTATTCTGAGGCATTTTAGAACTCTATAATGATTTTAATGTCTTCTCTTTGCTGCGATTGTCTGGTAACAGAAACTCTGTTATCTACATAAACAATCTCACCACTCTTTATATTTATGTCTGGTGTTGATATTCCATTGGTAAATGTTTGTCCCAAGAAAATTTCACCAACTTGACTTCCATCATAGCTGGTATCTACAAAATAAGTATTGGAATCAATAACTATTTCTGATCCATCAAAGTCTGCATATCTATAAGTTTGGGATGTTGTTAAACCTGAACTATTTACATAATATGGGTCAAATGTCTTAGTGATTGTTCCTGAACTATAAGTGTCCACATACCACTCTCTAGGTTTTGTGTACTTAATTACACAGGAAGTTCCCAATGAAACCACACTAACTAAACTTCCAATAGCACCAGTGCTTGCTTGAGATATTTTTGAATCCTCAATTTCGGAACTTGCATCTGTGGTTAATTTAAGAGCAAACACACCAGATCCAGTATTATTGGTAAATGTGGAGGATCCTGCATAATCCTTTATATCTCTTATTATTCCAACTCTAGAGAATTGATTTCCTTCTATGAAGTCTGGATCAGAAAGAGTATTTTCAATTCTGGAATAAACTAAAACCTTATTGCAATTTAATTCTTTATAAACATTTCTACCATGTCCACCGGGAGGAGGAATAATTACATTGAAAACTGATTTTTCTGAAATTGGAGAAACTACAGAATCTAAATCCAATGTAGCAAAAGTATATCCAGATCCTCCAGAAGTTACAGTTACTTTTATTGGTTTTAATTCATCATCAAATTCTACTGAAGCCTCTCCCCCAACACCATCTCCAATAATTTGAATATTAGTCAATAAATTTGTACTTACTGCATATGAAGTTGAAGATTCTACTAAAATTGTTTCTATCTTTCCATCTACTGAAGCATCTTTAATTCTTCTAATTTCCTCAGTATTAAAATTGTCATTGTCCCAATAATTTGGAACTGAAATATAATCAGTAGAATCAAATTTTATAAACTCTGCTGGTGTTATAGTATATAAGTACTTCCAAATATATCCATCATCTTCCACTTCTGGTGATTCTGATGTATGTACAGGTTCATTAACTGATGCTACCCCCAAATTAAGATTTGATGGGGATGCACCATTATTAATACAAATATAAACTCTATACTCACTGTTCATTACATAATATCTACTATCAGCAAGAGATGTAAAATTTGTATTTGGAGTCAGATTATATCTACTATAATCATGTCTATACATATCATATTTTGTTCCAGTCTTCCAAACAATTTTAGGAATGACCCTAATAATGTCTGTTGAAGAAATTTTCTTGACCCCAAGGATTGTATTTTTATAAGAATCCAAATAATTAGAATTATCTACTGGATCTGGAGTATTGGTATTCCAGTCACTTTGATAATCACTAGAATTAGACAATCCAATAAAGGTGTAATAATTTTCATTAGTTACCACATCATTAATGAAATTTGTACAATTCCTTATCTTTAAATTTTCAGTTATAATTGCTGACATTTTCTATGGACAGTTTTAAGTTATTTATGATAGCAATTATGCCCAACTATTATTAGTTGCATCAAAAACATATCTCCAAATCTTCACTGTTTCAATTCCAACTATGGTTGGATCATATGTAGATATTCCAACATAAGATGAACCTATAGAAACTATACTTATTCCATATCCAATTGTGCTAGATTCTATGTAATCCCCAATAGAAATGCCAATTCCTATAGTGGTGTTTATTCCTACAGTGGATACTCCAGTAAATGTTGCTGTAGTTTGACCAATTCCAGTATAAATTCCAGCAGTTGCCTTGTACAAGTTTCTAGATTTTGAAACATAATTTCCTGAAATGATCAAATCATTCTTTTGAGGAGTCCAATTGATAGATCTGAGTTGTCCTGAATCATCAGACAAACCTCTTCCATTAAATAATTCAGTTTTAAATGAATCTGAAGTTAAAATTTCCTTTACTGTTCTTGAAGATTGCCTTAAAGGAGATGTTTCATACAAATCTTTAGGAATTAATACAGTATCTCCTACTTTAAAGTTAGTATTTGGAGAAACTTCTTCTGTATCTGGATTATATCCTGCATAGAAGTAAACTTTCACAGTGCTTTTTTCTAAAAGTCCTTCAGAATTTAATTTTGCAGGAGGTGCCTCAGTGAAAGTAATTTGTGAACCTCCATTAAATTTGTAGGATTTCCCTGGTATTTGCAATACATCATTCACAAATATTAATAAAACATAACTTAAGTCTATCTCAGAATCATCTGCTGCTTGAATACTAATTGTTTGAGAAACTGAATCTATAGTTTCTTTTAATGTAAATGTTTTTCTTGTTCCAGTTACAAATGGAGTGAGATCATCAAGTTTTCTAAGAATTCCTATATTCCAAGCAGAAAAACTATCTTTTGTAACTTCGCTGATGAATATTTTTGCCCTATCACCAGAAGACTGTGTGGATATTCCTAATGTATTGGGAATTGTTAAAGTTTCTCCAGATGTGTATCCATATCCTGGATTTGTAAATTTGAAGTTTTTAATAACTCCATCTTCTCCCACATTAAAAGAAACTGAAGCACCAATTCCCAATGTAGATCCTGATACAGGTACATTTTCATATGGGAATGGGGGATCTATCCTAACAGAAATTGCTTGTGATGGAGAATATGTTCCCTCAGGAACATTAGTAACTATAGTCACAGAAGTAACTATTCCTGAAGATACATTTGCAACTCCTAATGCAGAAGATCTTTCTCCGTCCTCATCTTCAAAGTAAACATAATAAGTAGAAATTCCACTTCTATATCCAGATCCTCCAGTAATAATGCCAACAGTATTGATTGTTCCTTCTGGGGTTATTCCACAATTAGCTGAAGCAGATCTTAAAGGTTGATAATTTATTCCAGAAGATAATGCATATCCTACTATTACACCTCCTCTAGGATATCCACTAATATTTGTGTCATAGGATTTTGAAGTAAGTATTCCAGTTTCATTATTTCCTATAAATGAAATACTAGTAATCCCACTGACAGAATCCTCTTCAAAAATAAATGATTCATCAAATTCAGGATATTGAAAAATATTATTAATTAATACTATTCCATTATCAGATTTAATACCAACAGTATTAATGCCAGATGAAGTTAATGTAAATGAACTGCTGATTCCATTAAATTGCTGAGAAACATCATCAAATACTAAATTTCCATCATAATTTGACTTTAAAAATACTCTTCCATGGAAAGAACTGTTATCTATAGGAAGAACCTGTACTAAATCAATTGGAGAAACTGGACCACCATCTAAAGCTGGAGTTGAAAATACTAAACTTATTCCATTGATTGCATTTGAATATGAATTTGCAAAACTATAGTTATTTGTATAGTTTTTTATAAGAAAGTAAGATTTGTTATTCTCCAGTCCATTGGGAGGATTTACTGAGTATAGTATAACCTGAGATCCAGTATCTAACTTTGAAGTAAATAACTCAAATGAATTTGTACCATAATTTAAACTATTTGTTTCTAATCTTGCAGTAAATTCTACCCCTTCTAATGGAGCACTTGTGAAATATATTTTATCCTTCTCAATATTGTAGTTGCCCTCCATAATATATGCAGTTTGTACTCCTACAATTTGGGCATTTGGAGTTCCTAAGAAATTTTCATTTCTATAAAGATTGATATCATATCCATCTGGAGAGGTATTATAAGTATAATCTATAGAAGTAACTCTAGAAAGTTCTTCATTTATCTTTAGAATAGTTCCTAATTTAATATTGTCTATAGAATTTATTCTAATTTTTGTGCTATTATTATCAAATACTGAGGTTATACCAACGCTAGATCCTACTGAAACTGGTGATTGAATTACATTATCTATAGAAATTAAACATTTTGCATTTTGCTTATCACAAGTAAATGTATGGGGAGATTCTGTTCCCAGAGAAGTTATATCCACATAAGAATTTTCAAGAGCCAATGATGATGCTAATGCTACTCTAATTCTATCTTTATCTACAACTATTGGATATACTGTGGAAGGCAACTGTGATATAGTTCCATTAGCACCAGGACTAAGAGTACTGATGCCTATTCTTGATCCCAAATCTGGAATTGAATAAGTTAACTTTTCTCCAGTCTTAAAAAAGTGATTTGGTATTT